CAGCAAGCCGCCGTCAAATACCTCGGCGGGCCTCTGCTCGTGCTAGCTGGCGCCGGCAGCGGCAAAACCGGCGTGATTACGCAAAAAATCAAACATTTGATTGTCAACGTCGGCTATCTGCCGCATACCGTCGCCGCGATTACCTTCACCAATAAAGCCGCCACGGAAATGCAGGAGCGCGTCGCCAGAATGCTGCCCAAATCGCAAACGCGCGGGCTGACGATTTGCACGTTCCACTCTTTGGGCATGAAGATTCTGCGCGAAGAGGCGAACCATATCGGTTACAAAAAAAACTTCTCCATCCTTGACTCTACCGACAGCGCGAAAATCATCGGCGAACTTTTGGGCGGTACGGGAAAAGAAGCCTTATTCAAAGCGCAGCACCAGATTTCCCTGTGGAAAAACGATTTGAAAACACCAGAAGACGTATTTCAGACGACCTCCAACGCTTGGGAAGAACAAATCGCGCGCGTGTATGCGAGCTATCAGGAAACCCTGCAAAGCTATCAGGCGGTGGACTTCGACGACTTAATCCGCCTGCCCGCCGTGCTGTTGCAGCAAAACAGCGAAGTGCGCAACAAATGGCAGCGGCGGCTGCGTTATCTGTTGGTTGACGAATGTCAGGACACCAACACCTGTCAATTTACGCTGATGAAACTCTTGACCGGCGCGGAAGGCATGTTTACCGCCGTCGGCGACGACGACCAGTCCATCTACGCATGGCGCGGCGCAAACATGGAAAACCTGCGCAAAATGCAGGAAGACTATCCGCAGATGAAAGTCATTAAACTGGAGCAAAACTACCGTTCCACCGCGCGGATTCTCAAAATCGCCAACAAAGTCATCGAAAACAACCCCAAGCTGTTCACCAAAAAACTTTGGTCGCAGTTCGGCGAAGGCGAAATCGTCAAAGTCGTTGCCTGCCAAAATGAACAACACGAAGCCGACTGGGTCGTCAGCCAAATCGTCAAGCAGAAGCTGGTCGGCGGCGACAAAACCCAATATGCCGATTTCGCCGTGTTATACCGCGGAAACCATCAGGCGCGGATTTTTGAAGAAGCCTTGCGCAGCGCGCGTGTTCCCTACCAACTCTCCGGCGGACAAAGCTTTTTCGACAAAGCCGAAATCAAAGACGTTTTGTCCTATTTGCGCCTGCTTGCCAACCCCAACGACGATCCCGCCTTCCTGCGCGCTGTTACCACGCCCAAACGCGGCATCGGCGATGTAACGCTCGGCAAACTCAACACCTACGCGCACGAACACGAATGCAGCCTGTATGAAGCCGCGCAAACCGAAGAAGCCCTTGCTTTGCTGAACAATACTAACCGCCAACACCTGCAAGCCTTTATGGATATGTTCGGCAGCTACCGCGCCAAAGCCGAAACCAGCGAAGCGGGCGAACTCATCAACAGTCTGCTCAAAGAAATCGACTACGAAAACCACCTGCTTGCCAGCGAAGAGGGTAAAGCAGGCGAAATCAAATGGCGCAACGTGAGCGACCTGACCGGCTGGTTGGAGCGCAAAGGCGAACAAGACGGCAAAAACATCATCGAACTTGCCCAAACCGTCGCCCTAATGACGCTCTTGGAAGGCAAAAGCGAAGAAGAAGTCGATGCCGTCAAACTCTCGACCCTACACGCCTCCAAAGGCTTGGAATACCCCTACGTTTTCCTCGTCGGCTGCGAAGAGGGTATCCTGCCGCACAACGACAGCATCGAAGAAGAAAACGTCGAAGAAGAACGCCGCCTGATGTACGTCGGCATCACCCGCGCCAAACGCCAGCTTACGCTGACCCACTGCGTCAAACGCAAAAAACAAGGCACATGGCAGTTCCCCGAACCCAGCCGCTTCATAGACGAAATGCCGCAGGAAGACATCAAGATTTTAGGGCGCAAAGGCGGCGAACCGATTGTGAGCAAGGAAGAAGGCAGAAGTCATCTGGCGGGGATGCTGGATATGTTGGCGGCGAAAGGGAAAGGCTGAAACGAGAGATGGACCAGCAAAAGGTCGTCTGAAATAGATTGCACATGGTACTCTTCTTTAATTTGTAGTGTTCCGGATTCCTCCTGTCAGCCTGAAAGGACAACAAATCTGTGTCAGCCTCAATAATTCAAAAGCAGCGTTGTCGAATGTAAAATACATGGCTATAATCCGCCTTACGAGTTTTCCGACGGATAGCGAAAAGTCTGTCTTTCGGCTGCTCTTTTCAGTTAAGATTTTATTAAATAATGTCTTTGTTGGTTAAGGAAAAATACTAACCTTTCTTAACTATATAGAAGATTGAAAATAATGGAATTTTTTAACCGAGTGCAGTCGGAAGACTTGCCCCACTAATCGGGGATTAAGACCGTGTCTGCTCTGCCGTCAAGAGCGTACCGATGCCGCCCGGCTTGACGGAGAGGGGCAAGGCAAAAGCCTCTGCGGCTGTCGGGGCAATGGTCAAAACTGCACTGTCCAGATGTTTAAGCGATGGATGCGGCTTTCCCTTGCCGTCAAGTACGGCAAAGGTCAGCGGTACGGTGGTACCTTGTTTGACGGCAAAATCAGCGCGGGCGGTCATTGCAGCTCATCCGGCAAATGCGCGCGTTGCTTTTCACGCAGATAGGCCGCACGGCAATGGTTGTCCTGCCAAAAAAACAGTGTATTTATTACGCGATACGCCATGCGGGCAACGCGGGTCGGCTGTGCCGCCAACACCGCACCTCGATAGACACGGCTGCTGACGGTTTCGTCCGGACTGCCTGCAATCATGGCGTTGGCGAGCTGGTCGGCGGCGATGGCGATATTTTTAAAATATGCTTTCATTTTCAGATGACCTTGAATCTAGGATTTACCGCACGGACCGCTTCGACGGTCTCGGCCATTTCGATTTGTTTTTCCATCGCCTGCCGTTGCCCTGCAACGGTTGCACACAATGCCTCATATGCGAGGGTTTTGCGCAGGGCGGCAGCCTTGAGCTCGGCAGGGTCCATGCCGCGCGACGCGGCAATTTGGTCGAGTAGCGGCGTTTGGGCATTATTATCCACCTGCCATGCGTGAGCCTCAGCAGCTTGCAGCGGCCAAGTACCCACCTCAAAGGCGGGCAGCTTGTCCATACCTGACTTTTCGGCAACGATGCCTTGAGCCGCTTTGGCGATGTCGTTAAGAGCCATAGTCTTGACAAGATTGAGATAGCGTTGCTCCGCCTCCGCTTTTTTGGCCGGGTTCTCAACCCATTTATCGCCATCCCAGTCGCAGTATGGCGACGGTGGTGGCAGCAGGGTTAGGGTGTCCGGCAGCGCGCCGACTTTGAGGACTACCATCTCCTCGCCGTCGTCTTTCTTGTACGCAACCTTGCCGCGGTGGTCTTCGACGAACTCCCACTTATTACCCGTCCAGCGGGCGACATTATTGGCAGGGATTTCGGGCGGGGTGGTATCGATGCAGCCGCCCGGGATGATATAGCTGCCGTCGCGGGCATAGATGTTGAGGTCGGCAGTGGCTTGGCCGACATATAAATTGTCGCCATCCAATTGACACACAGATTTACTCCATTGGATATTACTCATTTTTAGTTTCCTTAGATTTTGATAAGCGCAGATAAACTGATATTGCGTGGGCGGGTTTCCACCCCGCCATGCATAGCGGTAGTCACTCGGTCTCCGCCATCGTCAAATCTGCCGTCGCCATCATAGAGGGTTGCATTACGGTCTCCAGACGCCTCAAGTCTTTCCCAGTCAACCGTATTGGCAATGTGTCCGCGGCGATAAATATGGCTGTGACTACGCAGTTGGTCGTCCTGCCAACTGCCTAACGCGCGACCTAAATCAACACCTTTGCCGTCATCCCAGCCCCGAATAAATTCGGCGCGTAAATCGGGCAGGTTAAAAGTTGTGCGTCCGTCGCCAGCACCGTAGCTTGTACCAATCGCAGCAAATAATTGAGCAAAATCAGTACGCGAGACTTCCGCTCCATTTGCCTTAAGCCACCCAAACGGCACGACATTCGTAGATGTGTACAAAATAAAACCTGTCGGCACACCAACGTTGAAAATATCCGAGTCAACTTTTGCAATTAGGCCACGCTTATCCCAGCCAATAGCAATCTGATGCGCCGCGCCGCCCAGCCCGATTGCGCCTCCGCGCTTGACTGAGTTGTCAAACGCTTTATTGAGCGCAAACGATGACGGTACGGTTGCAACCGTGTAGTCATCGGGGCTGTGGCTTACTTTGCGGGCGGTAATAATGTCTGACCCGTCGTACTGGAGCGTGCCATCATTCTTAAGCTGGATGCCCTTGTTTGTCTTTTTATTGCGGATGTAGCCGCCTGCGGCATCAGCACCGATTTGCAGATAATTATTCGCGTCAAACAATGCTTTGCTGTCGGATACGGTGATGCTTTTGTAAAAATTCGGTTCATCCATGCGGGCTTTTACCCTGCCCAGCTCGTCATAAAGCCAGCGTGTACGGTTTGCCAGCTCCCGTGTCGGGCGGTTGTCGATACCGTTAGGGCCGCCCTGTACAGGGTCGGAGGTCTCCCATTGGTAAATGCCCGCCTCCCAGCGGCTAATCTCGCTTAAATTTGCCATCTATGCTGTACCTCGGTTAAACGTGCCGTCCCTTAATGCTTGTCCGTTGTGCCTCAAGGAGACGTGTTGGTAATCCAATGCCGCCAAAACACATCGGGCAGGTGCAAATGCCCGCAATGTGCGCCTCAGCAAGGCTGCCTGATCGTTGGTGATGGTATTGGTCATAATGATGCGGTAATGCGCCCAACGGTCTGTACGACCGTGTGTATAACTACCGTCACGGTGGATTTCGCCGTTGTGCAGCTTATTGCTTAAGCCCTCGACGATCTCGACCTCGCCGAACCCGAGACGGCGCACAATCTCGCGTATTGCCCAGGGTGTGCCTTTGTACCTGTGGAGCTGGTAGGCACCCTTGATGAGTTTGCGGCGGGTTTCATCGCTCTCGGCAAGCCAATAGCCGTCCTCGCCCAATATGCTTCGACTCTCCGCCAACAGTTCCAAATGTTCGGGCGCGACCAGCTCAGTCAAACGCGGCATCAGCTTGACCGCGTCAATGTCGCTCATCCTCAAGCCCAAATCGGCCAGCATCCGATAACGTTGATCGCGCTCGATAACGGAGGCATAACTCAGTGTTGCCATTGCTACCCCTCCGCCGTTTCAGACGACGCCCGGATATTGACGGACGTACATCTTGCCCATTGGTCGGGCTTGACAACGGTTAGGGTCGGTTTTTTAAGGACTACGTTATAAACGCCAGCGACTTTTAAAACCGTTTGGATGTCCAAAGGCACAATATCCATGCCCAATTTTTCGCGGCGCGTTACTTCATACTCCGCCCATGCTTGTTTTGCCGTCGCCAAAACCTCGGCAGCATTAACCCCGGTATACAAAACCAGCTCTGCGTCCAGCGTATAGTCGATTGCTGCCGGAGCAGTTACGGTTACCGTGTCGCAAAGCGGACGGACGCGCTCGCCGGACAAAAAACTTTGCACCTCGCTCACCAGCTCCGAAGACGGCAACCCGTTTTTGGTTAATAGCGTTACCCTTACTTGCCCCCCTATCGGCAGGCCGTCCGACCCCGTTAAATTGCCCACATGTACGTCGCAAATAGCAGGGCTGACACGGCGGGCAAAATACTCATAAGCCCCGACAGGGCCTGCAACGCTAAAGCTTTCGGGGGCAAGCAGGATGCGTTGGCGGTATGCCTCATCAGATTCTTCCGCCGCGCCGCCTGTCGGCACAGTAGTGTTGACGGCTGTGACGCCGTCAATCGGATTGATAAGCGTATTAACCTGCCCTGCGGCAAAACCATTACCGGACACGCCGGTTTGGAGGCAGACAGCCTCCAAATCCAAAGTACGGCTTGACGGCGAGAGCGTGCCGGATGCAACCGTCCGAAACACGGTCGCCCCGGCGGCCACTTGAGTGCCTTGTGCAATCAAAACAGGCTCCGCTTTGGAGGTAGCTAACGTAAAACGGATGGTGCATCTGGCGGCGGAGGCTTCAAGCCGCGGGGTGTTGACGTCATCGCCGCACAAATCCAGCATCAACCCCGTTGCAAAACGCGGGTGCTGCTGTCGGTAGGCCTCGTTGACCGCTTTGCGCACCAAGGTCTCACGATAGGCATAGGTATTGATGAGCAGCCGCTCGATGTGGGCGGGTTGCAGGGTTTTACCGCTACGGGACTCATAATCCGTAATGGTTTGCGCCAAAATTTCGGCCAGGTCGTCCGGAACCGCCTTAACCTCGTCCCGATTGAGTTTGCTCAAATCCATGCCGCCTGCTCCAATCTGATGTCTGTGCTATAAATCTCGCCCGCCACCTCATCCGCGACGCGCCAGTAAACCGTCATGGTCAGATGAGGCGCAGCGCCGCCGAAAATAATGTCTTCAACCACTACCCGCTTTTCCCACGTCTGTATTGCCAACATGGTCGAGCGGACGACATTCGGGACAAACACGTCTTCCGGTGTGTCCAGCCATTTGTAATGGTCGGAGCCGAAATCAGGACGGGTAACGTCCGCGCCTTTGCGGGTGGACAGGATATTGCGGATACATTGGTCGATGTCGTCCGCACCCTGAACCACGCCCGAACCTTCAGGTGCGAGCTGCCAGTGTTTTGAGATGGGCGCGGCGTAAAACATCAAAAAATCCCTGTATCGCTTATAGATACAGGGATTGTAGAGAAGGCCGTCTGAAACGCCTTTTAATGCGGTTTAATGATTTTTCGGCTCGCCGGTTTGCCCGCCTGAATCGCCGTCATGGATGTGCTTGCCGATGTTGATGCCGTTGACGATGAGGTCGCCGGTGATGTTGACTGTACCGTTGATATTTGCCGCATCGCCGCCGCCGTCATTGCTGGCCGTCAAACCTGCGGTATAAGTCAACATCCCTTTTACTGTCGCATTACCCGTGATTTCCGTCTCCGGCGATTGGATGTCTACTTTTTTCGCCGCTTTGATTCGGACTTCGCCCGGCGTCTCAACGACTACCTCGCCGCTACTGCGATCATGCGAGATGACCGTGCCGTTGGTAAACCGTTTGACCCATTTGTTTTGGTCGGATACCGGCGGTTTATCTGAGGCATTATAAACCGCGCCGATAACGCAGCCGGTCTCACCCCGCGCATCCAGCAGGCAGACAACCAGTTCGCCCTCATCGGGGAGGCTGTAAAAACGGTTGCCGCCCGCCGCAGGGGTCGCCATAGGCAGCCAGTCGGTTACCATGTCGTCGAGTACGGGGATTTTTACCCGCAAACTGTGCGCCGCCGCATCAATCGCCGATACAATGCCGAATTGCATCGTTGCTGTAAAATCATGGGTTTGCATTGGTTTTATCCTCGTCTGCGACATACTCCGTCATTTTGATCTCCAATTCGGTCGTCCATCCGCCGTGGCGTGTGAAATCATGTCTTGATTGCTTGACCAGATATTTACCCGAAAACTTGCCGAATCCTTTAAGCCGTACCATTTGACCTGCCACCAACAGCGCATTGCCGACCAGTGTAACGGTACCCGCACATTGGTCGTCCTGCGCATCCGCCAATTTGGCATCTGCCCTGGCATTTAATTGCGCCGCGCTCTCACCCTTATTTGGCACGATACGCAATGTATCGCCCGTACTGCCGTGTTTGGCTTTGCCGCGTCTTGATTTACTGCTGCGGCTCGCCGACACGGTCTGTTTGGATTTTGGGTCATAGCCTTTGACATCTACTTTGGACGGCACACCCTTAATCAAATCGCGAAGGCGGATACGGATGATGTCCTCGGGCAGCAATACGGCAACGGCAGGACGTTGTTTTAGTTCGGCGTTATCGGCAAAGACCAGTTTGTTGCCGACGATTTTAAAGCTGTGGCCGTACTCCTGCGCCAAACGTGCCAAAAACTCAATATCACGCTCTTGATACTGCGTCACCCGTTTGATGGGGATGTTTTTGACCGTACCCGTTACCTCCAGCTTCAAACGGGCAGCCACCTGACGGACAATGGTGGCCAAAGTCGTATTTTCATACGCCCTGCCGCGCAAAGTGCGGCTGGACTTGGTAATCCCGGTCGATAGGGCCTTAAGGCTGACAGTCGACGGCGGATGGTTGTACTCAATCTCGGCAATCTCAAATTTGCCAAAAGACAACAGCCCGGTAAATTGGTCGCCCAGGCTCAAAGACAAAGCATCGCCCTGTTCGGGATACCAATTACGCAGCCAGCGTCCGTCCGCATCCTCAAACTCAACCTGCAACTCATCCGACTGCCCCTCAAGGTAATCGGTATAACTGAACGCAATCAGATAAGGCGCGACATCTGCCGTTATATCCTTGTCTTCGTAAGACAGGACAAAATCGGGCATGGTAACCGGATGAGTGCTGCCGCCGCCGTCAAGGCCTTTTGATTTTAAAAACGCACCTAACGCATCCACGGCGGCAGCTCCTCTTGGTTGTTCTTCGGTTTGGTTTCGAGCACAGGGACAAAGACCGTGAGGCCGCCCGTAAACTCCGCCGCCAACGGCAAGTGAGGATTGGCCGCAATCAGGCCGTCAATCAACAGCGCATTGCCGTAATGCTTGTGCGCAATCAAATCCCAGCGGTCGCCGTCTTGAGTGGTGTAGCGTATTACCGCACTCATCATTTATCCTTTCTTGCCGCCAGCCAGCCGGTCAAAGCCTGGGCAGCGGCAGAGCCGTTTGCCATCGCATCAGATGCCTCGGCAACACCGTCTCCGACGGCAGCCAGCCAGCCGCCGATGGAGCCGCTCTCATACCCGGCACGCAATGCCCCAACGGCACCGCCCAGCCTGTTAGCCGCTTGACCTGCCTGCAATGCAAATTCAGCCGCGCCTTTCAGGTCGCCGAAAACCGCTGTTACCTCCGGCAAGGCATTGAGCCGTCCTAAAGTGCTGCCGCCAATATTGAGTGCGTCCCCTAACAGGTTTAATGCCCCTGACGGGTCGTTTTTCAGATTTTTGGCAGCCTGTATCAGATTCTGCATATCGCTGATGCCTGCTTCGGCGGCACGGTAAATTTTCACACCTTTTTCCACCGCCGAAATCAATTTGCCCGCTTTTGCCTGCACGCTCTCCGGCAATAAGGACAAGAGCGGATTTTTCCCGCCCGACTTGACTGCCGGGGTCGGGAGCGGATTATTCGGGTCGCCGACAAACTGGGTCAGCTCCACATCCAACTCCCGCGCCGCCGTCCGGCCTTGCGCGTCCTGAATCAACGTGCGCTCCGTCAACCGCTCAAGCACAAACCATCCGACAAAACGACCGCTGCCGTAAACCAAAGACACCGCCTGCTGCGCTTCCAAAGCCGACAGCAGACCCTTATAAGCCGTATCAGGATTGCCCAGCCGCCAATGCAGCTTGAGCGAAAAACGCAGCGTCGTCAGTTCGTTTTGCAAGGCCTGCAGCCGCGGTCGGCCTTTCAAGACCTCATGCTTGGCAAAGTTCGCCGAATGTTCCGCCTCAAGCGATGTGAAGCTGTTTAAAAGCTCAAATCGCACATCACCCAACATCGCATACATCAATAAGCCCTCCGTGCTTTGTCGTCCATCATGCGGCGAAACATTGCCTCAAATTCGCGCAAACCGATTTGCAGCGCAGCCTCAATCTGCTGAGGATTACCGCCCGGCGCATTGATGGTCGGGTTGTAATTGATGGTCATCCCACCCGTTGACTGAGAGCTGCGTGCATCCGCAAATGCAGCGCGGCCAGATGATATCCGCGCCGCCATTTGTCCCATATGGTTTGCAAACCCGCTTTTCAGACGACCAGCCGTATTGGCCACCGAAGTGATTGGGCGTGACGCGCCT